CTGCCGCCAATGCGGCAAATGCACTTACTACGCCTTGAATTATTCCGGATATTGCAAATGCCGATCCCAAAGTCCCAACTACAACAGCAAAATTCTCAACTGCAGTCTGATGATCCTTTATCCAGTCACTAATTCCGTTTAACGCAGATGTGATGCCATTTAATGCGGCTGTTATAACACTTCCGGTCCACGTTGCAAGCGGCTTCAAAAATTTATCCCATAGCCATTTACCAAGAGGCTTTAAAGCTTCGACAGCCGAGTTCAAAGTATCTATAGCCGCACTTAGCAAGTCAAGAAAATCCGGAATAACATTTTCAATAGTGAATCCTGCCATTGGCAGCAAAACATTATCCCAGAACCATTCTAGACCGTCGCCGACATTTTCAGATAATGGTTCTATTGAATCAAGCAAACTCTTAACACTTGTCAGAAGAGGTGAGAAGTCAAGTTCTGCCGCCCAGTCTCTTGTGTCTGCGGTTATTGAATTAATAGTGCTGAGAATATCGTTGAAGATATCAAGAATATCCTGAATAATACCTTTACCGGTATCATTTTCACTCCAAGCGTTCTGAAAATTTGTTTTCAGATTGGTGACAGTATTATTTATGTTTGTAAGGCTCTGGATGATGTTTTCAAAAATATCCTCGCCTGTACCGTTATTCCACACAGCTCGAAAATCGTCTGAAATTTTATGTAATAAATCCTGCCATGCTAAACAGCTGTCCATATACGACTGTATCAGAGCCGTTCCGTTGCCGTTGTCGTTCCAAGCATTTTTCAGCGCATTGGAGACATCGCCGATGATGCCTAAAATATCCTCCCAGCCACGAAGAATGTTTGAAATATATTGCTCACCCGTGCCATTATTCCATACAGTCGCCAGACTTGAGCCTATGCTTGAAAACATTCCTTTAAGACTATTAAGTGCTTGTTTTGCACTGTCAATAACTTTCTCACCATTTTTAGACCAAGCCGTCTTAAACGGATCGAAAATAGTTTTAAAAGAGGATTTTACCCACTTGAAAAAATCGGTCAGCTTTTTATCGGCATCGGATATATCAACATCTACGGAAGTGGAGATCGTACCGCTGTCTAGAGTACCGACAGCAGAAGATGTATCCGTAGCATTAGTAGATGAGCTGTCATCGCCCAGCTTGTTTATCTGGTCAAAGCTTGCAAGGCTGTTTTCATTTGCCTTCTGAGTCTCTTCAGCCGCTTTTGCCATATCAGTATAATTATCAGCTGCCTGTGAAGAACTGTCAGCAACTCCGTCTGTTGTATTCATCAATTCAATGCCAAACACCTCTGAAAGTGCTTTGACTGCTGAATTAGCAACAGCTGTTAACTTCTGCAACTCAGTTGTGATACTTTTCACAACTGTTACGGCAGCAGAAAGAACAGGTTGTCCTATAACGGCAAGCAACTGCCTCCATGATTCTTTAAGATTACCGATAACATTCTCCCAGCCGTCTGCTTCTCTGGCGGCTTGTCCTTCTGCTCCCGAAAGAGCATTAGCATCTTTGACCATTTGCAATAGTGTAAGCTGCTTTTGAGCTTCAGATAATTCAATGTATGACTTCCCATAGAGCTTATTAGCCGCTGCGTTTCGTGTAGTTTCTGTACAACTCAAGCCCAGAGCGGCATCATTTTCAAAGTTGCCCTTTAAAAACGATTTCAGTGATTCAGCGGTATCTTCCAGCGATCGGTCGTAATATGCCGCACTATCTGCTGTTACCTGCAATGCCTCTTCCATCATTTTAAGAGCGCTAACTGAATCCATACCTGCAGTTTTAGCAAAAGCATAAATAGATGTACCTACATTTTGAAGTCTTGTCTGAAGAATACTACTGTTATCAGCAACACTTTTCATAGCGCCTTCTGCAGCAGATTTTAAATTACCAAAAGTCTGCTGCATTTGAGAATTTGCAGCATTTATATCAGCAGCAGCTTCAAGTGCTTCTTTTCCACTAAATACAGTGCCAAGCGCAGCACCCATTTTTATAACAATATTTCGGAGGTTCTCAATTTGGTTACCTAAACTGTTTACACCTTTAGTAAATCCTTTTGTATCTAATTTTGTATCAAAATTTAATCTGCCGTCAATTGCCAATATTATCATCCTCCTTCCTTGACAAATTTCTCCACACGCTGTATAATAAGAAAAATATATAGCGGAGGTATTTTTATGTTTTGTTTTAAATGTGGTGTTGAAATTCCCGACGAATCAGATTTCTGTATGAAATGCGGAGCTAAAATTCCACAAAATGATAAAATTGAAATTGAAGAAGTTAGTTCGATTTCAACTATACCTATGAATACCACAATAAAATCAGCTTTTGTGTCTACCATAACAGTTTCAGAAACAGAGATTTCATATAAAAGTGGTCTCAAAAGTGAAACTATAAAAGTATCCGACATATCTGATATTAGATATACAGCAGGAACGCCTTCAGAGAACGGTCGCTTGTTTATAACGGCAAACGGAAAATCATATAACGTAATGTTTTTCTTTAATAACAATAAAAAAATTGTTGAGTTATGTAGTTACTTCTCCACGCTTACCAATAATACCTTCATACCGATGAATGTTCCATCCATTACATCACAAACGAGAGAAACACAACCTAAAGAAAAAGAGCCTAAGGAAAAAACATTATCCAAACGTCAGCGTATCAGGCAAAATAAGAAAAATGGAATAGCCTGTTGTCCAAAGTGTGGCAGTACATCATTGTCTGCAAACAAGCAGGGATATGGCATAGGAAAAGGCTTAATTGGAGCAAAGCTTTTAGATGATTCTATAGGTCTTATTGCTGGTAACATAAACTCCCGAAAAGTACACGTTACTTGTCTTAACTGCGGTCACAAATGGAAAATATAACATAAAAGGTCAGTCTTAGGGGCTGACCTTTTTGCTAATAGAACAAACTGTTTACAAAATCATTCTCTGCCTGTTCCTCAGGGGTAAGCTTGTACTTGATATCAATAAGATCCCTGTGATCACGATAAAACTCCAGCTCGTACTTTTCCAGCTTTTTGTCCTTGGCTTGCTTAGCACGGATATTAATCACTTGTGAGAAAAGCCCTTCGCCTATTTCATTGAACAGTCCAAGGAAAGTCCACCAGTGCATATATTCAACTTCTCGGATCTCTTTCCCGGCAACCTTATTAAGTGCAGGAAACATAATGCTTTCATCCTGTTCCCAGCTTATGATTGGTTTTGGATACTCTTTGGACTTAGACATATCGCCGCCGTCCAGAAACCATTTGGCTTTTTCAGCTGCCTCCTGCAGATCTTTTTGCGGTATCTGCGTATAGTCCTCCAATAATAATTGCAGACATCCATATGTCTTGTATTTATCGCTTATATCATCATCATCACACATATCAAAAATCAATAATGCAACTCTGTAATCGCTGTATATAGGATAACTTATCCCATTTACGACAAGAGCTTTCGGCAGTACTCCTATCATTTTGACAACCCTATAACAGCATTACGCTGTTTACTGTACTTATTAAGCTTTTCCTGACTCTTTTTCTTTTCCTCAGCCGACACTTTAGCGATGTACTCAAAAATGCACTGCATAAAACCAATAAACAAAGGCTGACCGTTTACAGGGGACAAACAGCTTTTATCGCCAAATACTGTCTTGCAGATGTCATACCCGAATATCTCATTTATAAGCTCTTTCACTGCACAGTCGAGCTGATCGGCAACAGCCGCAGCATCTTTAAGCTTATCAAATTCAGGATCTTCCTCGTTAAGGTTCTGCAGTTCCGTTATTTTATTAAGATCCACGTCCTTATATTTTTCTTTGATTTCTTCGGATTTTATATCAAAATTCGCCATGCGGTTAAGGAACTTAGCGTCCGTAGGGTTAATGCGTATGACCCTGTTAGGGTCGTCTCCGAGCTGTATGTTCTTGTAACCGTCATCATAATTAAGCTTTATTATTTCTGCCATGATTCTCACTCCTTAAAAATACCGGGGCGGAATTCCGCCCCATAATAAACTATCCCTCTGCGTCCGGGGTAAACACGGGCTTACCACTCGTAATTGTGATCGTACCGTGTTTACGGTTACCGCATGGCTTTATTTCAAATGGTATGGTAACTCCTCCCTGTTCGCCGCCGTATGACTGAGGCTTTATGAGACAATCCTCGATCCAAGCATCATATGGAGCTTCGGTCTTATCTATCAGCACCTCCAGCATTGTGGTCTTGCAGTCGTCACCTGTAAGACGGTTAAATGCAATATCCTTAACCTTGGGATAAATGCTGTCTCCTTTGCGGGCATAATATGGATCAACCGACATATTAGGCTCATAGCCGTTATCTACAATATCAGTTTCATCCCACACGTTTTTAACGGTTTCTGTGCTGGGACTGAGATCCATTGTCAGCTCACTGTTATCCCTGCCGACCTTAAACCAATTGGGGGTTTCACCGCCAAAAGATGCATCAATAAAATGTTTCAAATGACTACGCAAAAGCTTGTCTGTGCCTTCTGCAATAGCAAACTGTTCTGCCATAAAATATTCCTCCTAAAATCCTATAAATTCTTTTTCAAATGTGAGATGTATCTGTATCTGATACAGACCTCTGTCACCGTCTTCGTCAAGAGCCAGCAGCATACCATTGTCCGCCTTTATATTTGTGGGTATAAAGTTTTCCGCAAGATGAGGATAATTTCCGCTGCTGTTCTGATCTTCAATCCAAAAGATAAAATTCTCTGTAAAAGCCGACGCATTAAGCCTTGACAGATCATCGGCTGTGTACTCTCTGCTCTGGAGCAAAGCATTGTACTGCCATGTCTGATTGCCGCACACATCCTCGCTGAGCTTTACAAGCCCGGAGGTCTGTATACTGTAATTAACAGGCTCTGACTCGGTCTGATCTATGTGCAGATCAATATCTCCGAGATTGGGATATTGCAGCACATACTCTTTCATAGCCTCCAAAAGGCTCTTATTTCGCTCCTGCAATTCGTTTCACTCCTTTCAGTATGCCTGGAAGATGATCGGGCTTCATGCGTTCAAACCATAGCCTGCCTCGCTTGCCTCCACGGTTAAGACCCTGATTGCCCATACCCTTATTATCGTAATAATTCTTGCGGGCGTAAGGCGTGTTGTAATGCACCATGCCTGAGCCAACTACCGTTGATGTGATGCCGGATTGCTTGAGCTTACCCGTCTGCATTGGCACATAACTATCACCGCATCGTAAAACCTCGCTGTCAATATACTGCTGGACTCTGCCGCCCTTTTGCAGACCACGTCTTACGAGCAACTCATTTTGAGGAGCGACTTGTAGAGTAACCTTAATACTGTTTTTGCTCATTTTGCCGTTACCTCCATATGCTGCATATGCTTACTTCCATAATCCTTGCGTGCTACGGTGCTGATTTTGAGCGGGTTTACTGCCTTGAGCAGCTCTGTAACAGAGGTTGTCACGTCATAATCAATATCGCCTTTTACTATGTAATCGGATTTATCGACTGCAGCCGATAAAGGCATATGTATCAAAGCCCGGTCAACATCGGTCTTGCCTGTTTTTGCAATGTTTTCCGCTTCCGTATCCTGCCACCAGCATGGATAATGCTTTGTAATAAATGCACCGTCAGGCTGTTTGTGCCAGACGGTGCATACTGTATTATATCTCATTTATATCCACCCCACAGACCTAAGATTAAGGTATCTGGAGGCGGTCTTGAGCAGCACATCGGCGACATCAGTCTGAGCAGCCGAATAATTCACTGAGTAATCTCCCACCTTTTCTGAGGATATCTGATTTTCCGGCTGTACGGAGTACATGATATCCGCACAAGCGCAGCAGGCTTTGGCAAGGCTGATCTCGTCGGTCTCGGCAAAGTTCAGACTGTCAAGATATTCCGATGACCGCTCCGCAAAATAAGGATAATCCGTTTCGGAGATCTTTTTGCCGTAAAATTCAGCGGTGTAAAACGTGTAATCAGCATAAGCCATAGCCTACACCTCCGTTTCGCCTGCCGTATCTTCTGCTGCATAGACAATTGCCTGAATGATTGCGTCCTTCTTGCTTACCGAACCGAGGTCAATACCAAGTTCAGCGGCATAAGCTTTTAGTTCAGGAACTGTCATGCTTCTATAATCAATAACATCCTCATTTCCGTAATAGTCAGCAGGCGGTTCAATTGTTATTGGCTTTTCTTCAAAAGTCAATCCTACTGTCTTTGCCATAACGACACCTCCTATGCTTTGTGGTGCAGATAGATTCCCGCAGCCTTGTTTTCGTACACATCAGCCAGACCGTAGGCACGGAAAAAGAACAGCCAGCTGTCGTCCGTCTGATTTTCCTCAGGTGTAACGACCTTGTTTACCGTGTGCTTAGGATACTGGATAACCGCCGACTTCTGTATGATCATGAAGTTGATATCCTTTGCGGTAGTCGCCTTAGCAAAACCACCTGCCGTTTCATCAACGCCATCGGACTTTGTCGTGCCGTCCTTAAGATCAATTGCCGTGTAAAATCTGCTCTGCGGTACTTTTACGATCTTAGCAAAGCCGTCAAGTACAGCCTTTGATTTTGTTGTATCCACATTGATAGCAAGGTTATACAGCGTAGGAGTGATGTACAAAATACGGTTTTCGGGCGACATCTCGTCTTCGTCCATTTTGTTCTGGGCGGTGACAAGAGCCGCAAGCACATCATTTCCTGTTGCAAGAGTAGCCCCTGTCGCAACCTTTGAAATACCTGTTGTACCCGCATAGGTTGCAAATCGAAATGCATCCTGCTCTGGAGCAGACTTTGTGCGGATAAATTCGCTGGAAAGCTTGCCAAAGGCAACTCCTGCAGTTTCTTCATTGTCCATGTTGTCCACGCTGAATTTACGTCCTCTGTCATAATTAAACGTAACAGTCTCGTTTGTAAGGGTAACATCACCCTTTACATATCCGCTGCTGCGGGAGTAATCCGCAAGACCGTCCATAGAGATCTTAGGAATTATGATCTCGTTTGCGTTTGCTCCTGCTTTAACAAGCGTAGGATCGCTGTCAAGATCGGCTGTCAAAGATGCCTGCTTATATACCTCGTCAAGCAGAGCGATGTAGGTTTTAAATTTTGTAATTGCGTTTGCCATAACTATTTACCTCCGTTACTTTGCCGCAGGCAGACCCATAACGGCTCTTGCCTGTGCGTCTGTTATTGTTTCCGTTGCCGAGCCGTGATCAAGACCGGTGTCAATTCTTCCGGCAGGCTCATCGCCGTCCGCAAAGAGAAACGCCTTGTCGGTTTTAAGCTTGTCAAGCTGCTCGGTCAGACCTGTAAGCTTGCCTTCATCGTCAAGCTTGAGGAGCGATGAGTCGATCTGAGACTTGACAATGCCCACATCTCTTGCTTTTGCCCCGGCAAGGGACAGCTCCAGAGCCTTGTCAAGTTTCAGTGCGGCGATGTCGGCATTGTACTTGCTTTCCCAGTCGGACGCTGCTTTCTTAAGACCCTCAATGTCCTCGCCGTCAAATGCCTTGACCTTATCGGTAAGCTCTGAGATCGTGCCTTTTGCCGTTTCCAGTTCTGCACTAAGGTCTGTGTACTTCTGCTGTTCTGCGTTCAGCTCCACTGTGTGCTGTTCAAGCACCCTGTTTGCCTGCTCCTCGGTAATACCGAGAGCTGTTAAATCTTTCAGTTCCATAGGGATTTTTCCTCCTTAATTTAATTTTGAGTATAATAAAAACGCCCATGAAAAAGCGTTTTACTATCTTTAAAATATGGTTTTAATCGTCTGATAAAATTGAAAAAAATTTGATTATCATACAAATACATTGTATTATCGTGAATACCCATGCAGCTACATAGCAGCCTGTGGGGATTTGCCCTGTATCGAGGGCGTAAAGTAAAATGAGTGTGGATAACATACCTATTTCTCCTTTTTGGCAAAATTAAAAGCCCCCGATAGATGGGAGCTTAATTACATTGTTCAATTACTATCTTATCGGCTAATTTTGCAAGTGCTATGCCATCAAGCAAAAAGTTATTAACCAGATCTGTGCTTGAAGTGAAGTATTGTATTTTATTCAACGCTGGATTTTTATTCTGAAATCCTATTCCAATACCTTCATCAGCCCAAGTAATTATTGTTAGTTTGTACCCATTACATGAAAACATTATATCACCGCTTTCATCTATGAGCTGAATAAATTCATTTTTTTTCAAAGTAGTTCACTCCCGTCTTAACTATATCATTGTTATTAACAAGTTCTTGATCAGTAAATGATTTTGGTTTCCCATGTGGATTTTTCTTATTATAATCAAAAATATGTTTGTGAGCCCCCGTTGGATGAGCACTCGGCAAAGTATGATCATGCGTATCAATATCGACCAAAGCCTTTCCGTCAAAACCATATATACGCCTTTGAGAAACATTACCGCTAACTGTCATATCAACAATAGAATTAGGCTTACCTTTTATAGGTAAGCCGTTTTCCAAATCTGCATTATCAACGACAGTCCGATTTTTCAGCATTTCCGAATATGTCTTGTTATCTATTGTACCATCAATAATAGATTTGTCAAGTAGTTTTAACTGATAAATCTTATTACCATGTACCGCTTTCTGGGAAACACTCTTACCGAATCCAGCCACCCGAACCCTGTCATTCTGAGGATAAAGACCGTTTTTATCGCAGAATTCAGACAGCCGTTTTTCCTTAGTCTTCAGGATAGCCGAGTGGCGTTCAAATTGATTTTGCAGCTTTCGTTTAAGCACTTCGTCATCTGTTTCGGCAAGCGCACCGTCGTATGCAGCTAAACGCCTTTTGGTAGCTCGTATAGACCGCTCCATAGCACGCTGTTTCTGAGATAACTCATACTGTCTGTTGTTTTCGGTCACGTCAACAGGGAGATTAGCTCTCTCTGATATACCCTCGAAAAACGGATAAAAATCATGCCTGCAGTTCCAGCCTTTTAAGCCGCCACCAGTTCCGTAGCCTGTGGCAGTACTGAGCTTAGGGTATTTTTTGCTTTTGCCGGAAATGCTGTACACCTTACCCTGCCATAAAGCATGAGAGGGACGTGCGCCCATGTGTGCCGTTACCTCCACCAGATCGCAGTCCATTTCTGCGGCAAGATCAAGCTGCATCTGACCTGCGGTCTGGCTGATGCCCGTCATGACTGCTCGTCGCACTGCAACATCCGCCCAGTCGGTCTTGCCGGAAGAATAAGTTACCGCCGCAATACCTTGTTTAGCAAGCTCGGAAACTGCATCGTAAATAGCGTCCTGATATGTAAACGCACCGCTTTGTACCTTTAACCATGCCTTGTCCATAAGATGAGTAACAGTCGTCTGCGAGGACTCTACCATGGATCTGCATAGATTTTTGGTCATTCCGTTAGCATTTTTTATACCTGCTTTAAGTGTGTTGGATAACGCTACCGACCTCAGAGCGGCGGAGCAATCCTTGCCGTAGGCTCTGTAGATCTTAGCATCGTTGTTTACAGCCTCCTTACAGGCATCTGTATACAGTTTTGTGATTTGCCGCTTGGATTTGCCCGTAAATTTTGCAAGCATAACCGTAATCTCTTTTGTAGACAATCTTAGTTGACTTGCTTTGTACAGCTGCCATTCTGCAGAGGGAGTAAGGTAATCAGCTTTTACAAGCTTCCGAGCAATGGACTTGATTATATCCTTCTGTACCTCGCTTACAAGATCGACAAGATCATCGGGCAGTTTTTGCAGAGTCTGAGGGGTAAGCATTACTCCTCACCGTCCTCAAATCCCATAAGCTCATCATCAGTAGGCTCACCGTCTGCAAGACGTTTCTTCGCTTCCTCTTCCGATTCGCCGTACCATTTGACACGATATTCCCACTTCTGCATAAGTCCCGCCGCAACATCATCCTTGTCACGCTGCCGCTCGGCATTTTCGTCTACCAGCGGACTTTGGTCAAAGACAATGGAAATATGCGCATCCTCCTTGATCTGACCGTCAATAAAGCTGTGACCTATCCAGAGCAGCGTTTTAACAAGGCTGTGCAAAAAGCTCTCAACCTTTATAAAATGCTTGTGAGCATTTTGTATCAAGTCCTGTTTGTCCCCGGTGTACTGGGTAGCCGTAACGATAGAGCTAGAATTAAACTGATAATGCTTAGTACCAAATCCAACCTTAAAGCTGAGATAGTCGAGCTGAGCCTGTATACCGGCGGTATTGTCCGCAACTCTGAGATCCGGGTTATGCTCCTGTACCATATTTTTTCCCGTGCCGTCGTCCATAGTTTCTCCTATGTAGTAAAACAGCTGCTGATTTACTTCATCGGGAGCTACCTTTTTATCTCCGGTCATATCTGCAAGCATATTTTTGTTTAAAAATACTTTTTTCTGTCCAAGCCAAAAGTCTGAGTTAAGGTTATTGTATGCAAGGTCAACACCTTTCAAGTTGTCGATCGCTCCGGCAAACACCGCACAACCCATACCATTATTGTTACCTATGGGATTAACGATAGCAGGTTTGCATATGGTAAACCACGGCTTATTTGATCCTGTATGCATTATTCTTGCAACACCGTCCGGCAGAGGTTCTTCGCTCAACAGCGATTTATCCTTAGTTCCAAAAAGGTGGTTCTCAATGACATATTCGCCCTGCACAAGTTTGTGTATCTCAAGATACAGCTTGCTGCTGCCTTTTATACAGACATCGGAGCAAAACGCCGCCTCCGTGATGATACCGTTGTCCGATGACAGGACTATTATCCTGTCCGCTTCGAGGTAATTTAGATCTATCCATGCGTCGGGAGATGACATCAGTCTGCCGTCTGTGCTTACCACGGCATTTTTTAAACGTATGACAATAGCACAAGTGCCGGAATACATCATTTTTTCCATAAGGTCGTTAGCCTGATTCCAGAAGTTGTTGCTGCCGAACACACCGCCGTTGTCAGTATCCCCGACAATAAATTTTTCCGAGTATTCATCGTCTATTTTGACAAACGTCTTGTCGTTTATTAATATGCTTGCCCAGTCCTCGCACACCTTTTTTGCCATTTTCATGGTATACATATCACGGCTTTTACGTTTTTCACCGTTCTCGAAAACTATCCTGTGGAACGGCTCATGAAAGCCTTTCCACCAATTCTTCCACACGGATATATTTGCATAATAATCTTTGGAAATAGTGTAGCCGAACTGATTATTCAGCCAGTTTATGATCTCGCTGTTCAAATGTTTTCACCTCCTGCCAATGTTAGCGGCTTAATAAATTTGCTAAAGCTGTACTCCAGAGCATCTGCAGTATCTATATCGCAAGTACCGTCATCAAGACGCTCGTCCCGGTCCGGTATCTTAGGATCCCATATCTGCTCCGACAGACTGCCGATAACATTTTTACAAATGTCAAGCACAAAAAACCTGCCCTGAGCCATCAAAGATGTAAGCATAGATATTCTGTCATTTCGTGGGGCTTTGTAGCAATCCACGATCTTGACCAGCAGTCTCGCTCTGGCGCAAGCTACTCTCAGACCGTTTATTACCGCCTGATTTTCGTTATCTGCCCATGCAAATTTGATTAAAAGCGGATTAAAACGCATATATAATGTCTTTACAAACTTTATAAAAGCGGCGTATATGTTGTCGGGTCCGACCTCGCCCTTTCCGCCGTCTATCTTGTGATCTGCTACAACAACAAGCTTTTTAAAGCCATCTATAAAAGCAGTAGCCACAAATGTTGTTTTTGATTTGTTACCGCCAAAGTCGATGCCAATCTGTATTGATGTGATCTTGCTCTTATCAAGCTCAGATACCGACAGTATGTAGTTTTCGGGGGCATTGGCAAAGCTCTGGAAGATAAGACCCTCCGCTGCTATTCGCAATCCCAGAATATCTCGCTTGTACCATATAGATGTCGGATCATACTGCGATTTTACCTCAGCTTTGCGCTGATCTGAGATATTTATGTTATCGTCAATAGTAAAATGTGCGTAGTTGTATCCGCCGAGAAACTTGTGTTCGGCTGCGTCCTGCTGGTACTTGTCAATGTACTCGGTATATATCCAGCTCTTTGGGTTGTCCGGGTTAAGATCCCACCATATCTTACGCTTATCAGCGGCGATAGATCTGTTAAATGCCTCCTGTACAAATGATTTGTGATGCAGGTTGATCTCCGTACCTATCCACATACCGTAGGAGTTACCTCGTATAGACTTATAGCTGCTGGCAAGCATAGCGCCGGAAAAGATAACGATCCTTGTTTTAAATCCCGTATCCTTGCCCTTTATGATAAGAGCCTCGTTGCCTTTGTACTTACCCCATCGGCACTGACCACGGAAGTAATGCTCAATGCCGAAGCCGTTGCAGTCGCCCAAAATTATCTTTGCGTTGCCGAGTGTTGACGCTGATGCAAGGTGTATCTTGTCTTTAGTAGTCTTAAGCTCGTGACAAAAGGCAAGGACATTGTCCACCGTTTTTCCGGCTCTTACCGCTCCCTCTGCAACGTTTATCATGCAGACCGAAGACTTTCGGATATATGCCTTATGCTTATCGCCGAAATTGTAGGGTATGGTCTTTTGGCGTTTTTCAGGCTTAGTTTTCCTTGCCATAGATATCCTCCTCAATTTCCGACGTATCCTCTAACTCAGGATCAGCCTTGGGATTAGGCGACCAGTTTTCTTTGTCCTTGTTCTGGAGATAGCTCAGAGCGGCGGACGGATTAGGCGCAACCTTTCTGACTTTGCGTCTTATCGTTCTCCGACCTCTGGCATCGACTCTGATTTCTTCCTCAGCATATTCGCCGCCCAGAGCTGCGGCAAGCAACGCACGCTCAACCTCAGAGTTTACCAGCTCCGGATTAGCGTCAAGAAAATCCTGCAGTTCCTTGTGACGCTTTTTGTAATCGGCGGCAAGCTTTTTACGCTCCGCTTTATCGGAGGTATTAATAAAAGCCTCCGACAGTTTGCCGAGACTTTGAATATCCGTCTGTATTTTTACATCGTTAACGCTGCTGACCGCTGCCGACAGTGTTTCGATAGCCTGTTTTCTTTTTATATTCACTCATTAACACCTCAGTTCACTCACATTCAAACCACACGCCCGTTTAAAGGCACATCTCTTTTAAGCTTGAAATGATTCTAAGAATTGTTTCAAAACGCACTAGAACGCTGTTAAACGCCTTTAAAATGCAACTATAGGGCAAAGCTTCGCCATTCGGATATTTTTGTTTCAAAATTCCGTCGTTCGGCAGCGTTATGTAATCTGACCTTAAGCGCAGGGGACGAATCAACCTTGCGCCTTTGATCAGATCTTTTCCAGTTCTGCGGCAACGTCGAAGTAATGACGTCTGCCGTTTATCTCACAATACAACGTACAGCGTTTGCGCCGTCTGCTGTATTTAACTATGCAATGTTCTCTGCCTTTGAGCAGCCCCTCAGTGATAGTCACCTTGCCGCCTTTTATGTAACCACGACTGATTGTAAGATCTTCGATGTCAATTATCCATCTCAGCCGTACTTCCTCGCTCATCGGCAGCGGTGTGGGCGGTCTGCCCAAAAATCTTACTACACCGACCGTGTTTTTAACGGCGTAGTAAAGCTCGTCTGTAATGCACTCACTGTTAACAAAAACGTATGTGGGAAATATCAATCTGCGTACCGTGTGCCACACGCCGCCCTTGCGTTCCAACAGATCGTGAGTAGGAGAGCAGGCGGTAATGTTTTTATTTCTGAGAGCAGAGACAACATCGTTTTCTCTTCCGCTTTGTACATAAATAACGTAGATCATACCGTATCGTTCCTTTTTTCTTCAAGATATTTTGCCACGTCCTTGTACAAATCAGGACGTTCCCTTGCCATTGCTTCAAATACCATGGACTTGACCTGTTCAAAGCCCGCATTAAGGATATCCTCATTTTTCAAGTCCATATTCTTTTTGTATGCGGCTGCCTTTACAAGGCTTGTAGCCTGCTTGAGCAATGCTTCGGGATTCATATTCTGCCACTTGTCTTCGGGAGTGTTCTGAATACTTTCTAATACATTGTGAGACAGCAGTCTGATGATACCCTCGCTGGTATCAAGAGCCGGATACTTGTTGATCTCCTCCATTATGACTCTAAAATTTTCCTGAGCCATTCTGAGGGTTTCTACACTCTCATTAAGGTTAGCGGCGTATCTGCAAACCGAAGATATTGATATGGGCTGTTCCGTCTGTTCTTTGATGTAATCTGCGATTTCAGCATAGGTAAAATCGGCTTTCATCATATCTTCGACCGTTGCCTTAAGCTCAGGTGACAGCTTGTCTATTTTTGAGTGCTTTCTGCGCTTTCTTGCCATTATTCGCACCCCCCCTACAGCTTTATGCAGGGGTCGTTGATACCTCCGGCAAGCAAGCTTATACCCTTTGCCGTAAGCTTAGCCTCCAGATCGTCAAAATCGCTGTCTGCAAGAGTGGTCAGCTCTTTGGTCACTATATCACGGAGGTGGATATATCCTGCTTCATAAAGATAGTTGACGCTGTCGGATATTTCGCCTTTAGTAATGTTCGGCAAAGCGTACTCCACGCTCTTAAGCCTGTGATACTGCGTGCGCAGCATATTGATAGTGCGCATAACAGAGCCGTTGTTCTCCTTAAAATTTCCCGCTCTGATAAGCTGCATCTGCTTTTCCATGTCCATGTTATTTCTCTCCTTTCATCTCCATTAAGATGTCCATGATCTTATCCAGCTTCTGCTCGGTCTTAAGCTGTTCCCGATAAAAGTCCTCTTTGGTAAGATAATTCTGCTTGACGTCGGTAATGTCTGTTTTGCACTTGTCAAATTCGTCTTTGGAGACGTAATTTTCCTTGACTTTATCCAGACCGCTTTTGCATTTATCAATGTCGTCCATAGTCCGCTTTAAAAAGTAGGTTATAATACCTATGCCGCCTGTAAGGACGAGCTGAAATACTATCGTAAATATCTCCTGACTTGTCATAAAAAAACACCCCCAATATATTTAGTACCGTTATCCGTTATATTAACTGTACCATATATATTGGGGGTGTTACAGATGAAGCGTTTCAGCGATTTTTTGCGATCACATTTCATCAAAAGTGAGTTGACCTTCCAAAGGAGCGTTCTGCTTTTCCTGTCTTACCTCAGCCGTTATACTGCGGATCGTGCGCTCGGACAGGTTATATTTGTTGACCAGATACTTGAAATTGTACCCGTTGAAATCCCTGCGTATCTTTTCGTCCCGTGCAGAGCGTATAACCGAGTCGGCTTTGGCAATGTAAATCGACAGACCGCCGTAACGCTGTACAAGCTTTTCGTAAGCTTGAGCGCCTATGCAATCGTAAATATCACGCTGTTCCGGAGTAAGATCTTCTTTGTATATATCAAGTTCCGGCACATTTCTCACCTCGTTTTGCTCTGCGCTCGGCTGTATTTACATAACGCTTTAGTTGTTCGATAAGTTTAGAACACTGCTCCTGATCGATCCAGCGGAACGGCTGTTTTTTTGATGCCGTAACGCCCAGAATTTTGTCTATCGCACCTATCAACCTGTCTCCGACGTCTGCCGACTTTGGATTTGGGTCAAGCTCTTTAAGCCTGTAGCAGTATCTCCAGCAAAGGTTCTGTTGCTCGGAAGTAGCCATACCGTTACAGCCGATCTCCTCGTTTTCGCTCTTTGAATTCTTTTTAGGCTTGGATTTATACAGCGGATGATTTGGATCGGCAAGCTTCATGCGATTGATAAGCTCGTTCTGTACAGTTTTAAAATCATTGTCATCAAGGTCTTTTACCGATTCTTTGCCTGTAATACTGTAGACCAATTCATGCAGCATATCGTCTCTGTCCTTGCCGACGATACCAAGACCTGTTCCCAAACCGTAAATCCTTTTGATCTGTTCTTTTGTTGCCATATCCAAATCACTCCTGTCCTTATTATTTTACCGCAGTAAATTTCGTTTTCGGCGTTCTTTCAACTACAACTGCACTGTCGATCATATCAACCGCACGTTCCACGATCTCATCCGTGAGCTGTTCATTATTGATCGTAAGCAGACGTTTAAGATTCTGCCAAGCAACGGCTTCGGATACAAGATATGCGTTCTCCTGCGCCGCCTTTTCGTCCAGACCGCCAAGCTTCATAAAGTTTTTTACGTCGGTCTCATATTTCGCTCCTTTAAGCTTTTTCTCCAGTGCCTTGCGGCTCTTATCGTCAAGCTCCAGTCCGTCCAGTATTTTAGCAACACTGCCGTCCTTTATGTACTCCTTGTTGTAAACGGCGGATAACAGACGTTTTGCGGATTCCGACAAGGTGTAGGTCACGTCCTCTTTTACGACATCGCCGTAAGCCTTGCCGAAGATCTCTTTAAGCATTGCAGGATACACAAGCTTAACGCTGTCGGCGTTGGTGACCGTAATAGCATTGCCCACATTGTCGCTGTAAACAGCAGATTTAAACTTTGTGTCCTGCAAATCTGCTTCCGAAGCCTTAAGTATATCAGCCTCGATGCCGTCAGCTTCTGCTTTAAGCTCCGATATTTCCGCTTTGATCTCGGCGTACCGTTTTACTTTATCAGACAGATTCATAAGCGGTCTTTACCTCCTTCACGATTTCTTCCGCACACTTTTTGCAGGTATCACGTCCTTTGATAGAGCGCACATTATCAACACTGCCGCAGTAGCAGCAGGTGGGTCTATGCTTGCGGATAAGGATACCGTCCGCTGTTTCTTCGATGTCAACAGCCATGCCGCCCGCAAAGCCTGCTGCAAGTCTGATGTCCTTGGGGATAGTTAGTCCTGCTTTGCTTGTAAGCTTTTTATGCCTTGTTTCCATAGCGATTTTACCTCCTTGTTTTCTGCACTCTGCATTTATCAGGGCTTGTGACCTGCGCCTATCGGCGGCTGCATTACAGGAGGAGCGCAGCTCCTCTTGATACCTATCCTCTCTCAAACATAGGACAGGTTTTAACAAAATATGATTTCAGATTTCTGTTTCCGTTCTGAAACACTGCATTCGTTGCAGTCTCCGTTGCTGTTACAGATATTATCACAATATCCGCATTTATCGCAGTACGGGCAGTCATCGCAGCACATCTTAACGTAAAATATGCATTCAGCACTGCCTTTCATAAAGCATTCAAAATTATTATGCATATTTAACCGTCTTACCTTTCTTCGGTTCTTCGATACGCACCATATCTATCCAGCGTATCTTATCAGTATATCTATGCACAAGGCATAGCTGCTTGCCCGTTGCCTTTGATACCATCCAGTCTGCCGGATCAAGCTTGTAATATGCGATTATCCGCTTCTGAGCTTTGGTAGGATTCTTTCCGTGCTTCATTCTTTTTGTCCTCCGTTTCATTTTGGGGTTACACCGCCATGTCCATATATTTAGCTATTGCGGACAAACCCTTGGCGGTCACATTGCCATTATCAAGGGCATTGGAATAGAGATTGACCGCTCCTCTGATAGCCTGCGGACTTTGAGCGATACGCAATAAAAATTCAACAGCCGCTGCGTCCGCTCTGATGTCCGGGAAGAGCATTTCAATATCGCTCTTTTTTATCTGTTTCACGCTGTAAAAACGTGTATTCTTCGTTCGATTGCGTATCTGAGCAAATTCAGCTTTCTGCTTTCCGCCTAGTCTGCTGACTGTAGTCTCATTACCCACAAAGCATACTCCAAGGGTCTGCCCATTTTCGTCAAAACTGTCGCATAGGCTTCTGAGAGTATCTATGGCATTTCTAGTGAGATGCTGAGCTTCGTCAACGATGATTACCATGCCGTCCGACAGCTTTGACGAAATCTCCAACCAGAGCCTGCTTACAGATCCGGAGGACACATTAAGCTTAGAGCCGATAAGCTCCAGCACGGATTTAGATGACTTGATACATGGATTGACTGTTATGTATATGCAGTTTGTACCGTGCTCACGGTAATATTGTCTGCAAGCCTGCGTTTTGCCGATGCCTGCATCACCGCAGGCTATGGCAAGTCCGCCCTGAAGCTGGCAGTTGCGTATGATCTTGTACACATTGGACGATATTGACGTGTCCTTATAGTCTGTGCCGACATAAATCTCGGCGGCTGCCTGCTTGGTCTCAAAGTATTCGATGACCTTTTTCATCTGTTTGTCAACGTCACCGTTGTAAGTGCCGGATTTAATTGCCGAGTATGAGCTGTCGGATATCCCGATCTTTTTGCAGACAGCAGCGGCGGAAAGATTCTCCGTGACCTGCAGCTGTTTAATCTGTTCCAATGCCCACTCCTGTTTTGCTGTGAGCTTTTTCATTAATCAATCACTCCTCCATTTATTTTTGCGCCTTTCGGCATTTGCGTTCATTGTATCAATATCCACGATGATTTCATCGCCGACAGCCTGTGCGAGCTGTGTCGGTTCTTCATCGGCGTGTATCATTATGACATTAGACGGCATAACGATCTTAAAGTTCTGCTTACCATGTGCCGCCTTGAGAGCAGCTGCTTCCATAAGGTCTATCTTATGCTCCGTGCTTAAGCCGTCCGTAATATTCTGAGCCTCGGCTTTGATAAATCTCTGTACTCTTCTCTGCAAAGCCATTGCATCGGAAATTTCTTCCTTGCTTTCTGTGATGTAGTCGATGAGCAGCTTGTCTGCGCATTCCCAAGTCCAGAGATAACGGTCCGACTTGTCGTATACCCTTACACTTCTGAGGTCTGCCGGATCGTATCTTACATATACCTCTTCACCCAGATGGCGGTAAGTGTTTTCATAGTCCATAAACCAGACCTTTTCGCCGGATATTTCAACAAATACACCGTTTCTCTTGATTTTCTGCACTCTTGTAGATCTCATTAACATCAAATTCAATTCAGCTTCAGGAGCTTTTCTGATGCCAACTGCCTTAATGTCCTCATTCCATACATCGATACGGCTCATGCCTTTATACTTGGTTTCAGCTCCGCCGTATTCCTGCATATTGAAATCGCCGTCGATATATGTATCAATATACTCTCTGATCTCAAAATCGCAGGGAAGCTTACCCTCTTTTATCCTGCGCTTAAGGCTCTCGGGACGCTGCATAATAGTTCCGCCGCAGTATCCCTCAAACATACGGGAAAACTGCATTGTTACAGTGCTAAAGGTACGCTCAATTGGCTTTGCTTTAGCATTGCGGACGATTGCGTTATGCATCGTGATTCCAAGCCGCTGGAGTATCGTCGGCGGTTCGATCTCTGGGTTATCGGTTTTTCTGCTTCTGTGACCTTTACCGCCTACGTCATGGGTCAAAAATTCTCGACCGTTATCAAAGTATACAGCTTTGGGGATACCAAACCGCATAATGCCATGTCTTAATGCAATGATCGTTGACTGGGAGTTCGGGCTGTCACATATATTCCAGCCGACCACCACTCCGCTTTTGGCATCCAAAAAGGCTGTAAGGTACAGTCTGTGTATAGTGCCGCTATTCTCGTCGTATGACTGTATATCAAAGGTATGGTTATCTGCGATCCAGACGTCGTTGGCGTGCAAGCTGTCGTACATACGGCTGATATATGGCAGGCACTTATCTTTCATAGCCTTGTCGCCGTCACGCATATATGTAAGCACTGCCTGAGGTATTTCCGATTTTATATGCCGTCGAAACGTATTGTCTGACGGGAAGCTTGCCACCGTTGACGGATAAAATTCTTTTGCACATTCAAGTGTTAGATCATAGCAGCGTGATACTGTAGGTTTGTTTTCTGACAAATAAAAGTAACAAAACTGTTCCCACAGCTCCGGTGGGATACTGCTCTTGCCTTTATTAGCTCCGCCTCTGTTTTCGCAGAGTCCCTGCAGATTATTATCTTTGTAAGCTGCATATTTACGGTAGAGTATATCCACGGATACCTTGATGTCTTTATGCTCCAGCTGGCATTTGCCAACATACAGCTTGTCCACTTCGGTTTTCTTTCCGGGATACTGATTTCGGTAACTTTGCCAGTCTCTTAGTATATCCACCCACATGGCAATTTCTTTTCGTTCAGCTTCGGTAAACTCCTCAAAGGTGGTTTTAACGGCTTTTTTAGACTGTTTTACCGCCTTTTTAATGGGTTCGGGTTCTAAGCCGGCTTCCGCTCTTTTCAGAGCATAGTACTTTGTCTGCAAGTCTTCCGGCAGTGATGGTATGGGGATCATATATTTAGGACGGTTTTTGCCGTTAAATTCAATACTACACGACAACTTACCATCGCTAATACTTTTTTGTACGGCTCTAACTGAAATGCCTTTGAGTTCAGCTACCTGATTCACCGTTAAATATTCCAAATCATCACCTCCGAAAAAAATCTTGACAAAACAAATGTTTTCTGATATACTAATTATCAGAACCGGAACACTCGTTCGATAAGGTAGTCAGAAACTCTTCGGTTTCTGTAAGAACGGCAAGAATGGTCGCAACATTCCTGCGGAGCTGTTCCGGCTCTATTTTTATGTCCTCAAGATAGCTCGCCTGTGCCAGAAGCTTGGCTTGTCCTACTGCGTGAGCAAGTACCTCGGCTTTAAATTCTTTGTATTTCATTGATTTCACCTCGATTTCTGGTCTGCCATCGTCAGTACCGGGAGACCGTCCCCGGCAGACAGCCGAATTATTGTCGGCTGTTTCGGCTTATTTTTCGTCCACATAATTCGTCAAGGGTGCACCTAAGCACATTAGCTATACTTATTGCTGTTTTAAGTGAGGGCGTCAGCACACCCTGCTCTATCTTGCACACGGTCACGTTACTGATTCCCGCATACTTAGCCAGCTCCTTCTGATTCAGATCACGCCGCTCTCTAAGCTGCTTAATGGTTTTGCCAATATCTGCGTTCATAAAGGCGTTCCCTCCTTTTGGCATAGTATATATCCCGGATCAGTGACAGTATGAGCTGCAAGCAAATCAGTCCGACTATTACAAAAAGCGGTATTTCCCATAGTTCCGAATATCCTGCCGCACTTGTAAATACGCACCAGAGCGCAATGATTATAGCCACGACTGTAACCTTGTCTTCATCACTTAATTTTTTCATATCAAACCCTCCTTTATTTATACATCATAACGCTGATAACGTCTTTAGCAACAGCCAGCAAATTGTCGCCCGTAATGCCTATATCATACACATGACCGTTTTTCATGGTAACAAGTACCCACTCTTCGCCGTCGTCTTCGCAGTAAGTCGTATCGTCAACATTATCGTTGGCGGCGTGGAGCAGGAAGTAGAGCTCTTTTTCTACAAATAAGGCTTTATTCATTTAAATCACTCCTTAAAATTAAATGTTGAAATTTTTCCATAGACTTTCTTTTAATGATGTGCTATACTTACATTGAAAGGAAGTTCGGTATGTGAAGGACTTGATTAGAAGCTTTATGTATCACTTCTAATGGTGATTCATTAAAGAATTCAGAATTGTCGTATTCCTTAGAATTAAGGATTTCCATACGCCTTTCAATAATTAGCTCAAATTCGTCAAGCTCGTGCATTTCCAGAGAAAGTTGTCTAGCCAACTTCTCAGCCTTGAAATATTCTTTGTTCTGAATACATTTAAGAAGTAGGTTGGAAGTTGCACGAGCAGAGCGGATCTTACTTTCAAGATCGCTTATGTTGATTATTCGCTCAGAATAATATTCCATTAAAATCCCTCCTTTTCGATTGACGTTTATCACTTTTTGTGGTAAACTTATTTTATCATGGGGTAACTATGCCCTAGAGGTTACCCTATAATAAATTATAGTACTATTAATATTACTTGTCAAGTAACTCGGTAATATTAAAATTACTTTCGTCCTTTTGTACAATTTTAAAGGAGGTAATTTAGTGTTTTATGACAATTTGAAAGCAATTTGCAATAAAAAAAATATAAAAATAACACCATTAGTACTAGAGTGTGGTGGTACAAAAGGTGTTATTGGTGGCTGGAAAAAAGGTGCTACTCCTAATAGCGATATCGTTATGCGTTTATCAGTAAGATTAAACGTACCTACTGATGTTCTGCTTTTTGGTAAAGAAAAAAGCTCAACAACGGAACAGTTGACTGCTGATGAGCAGGAGCTTCTTACATATTATAAAGAATTAGATCTAATGAAAAAAGGTCAAGTCATCGAACGTGCCAGGGTCCTTTTAGAGCAGTCTAATATCCCGTTAAAAGAGCCTGAAAATACTATTTTTATAGAATACTATTCATTGCCTGTCAGCGCCGGAATGGGCGTTGATTTGGAAGGCTGCGAAAAAGGTATGCTGGAAGTTGAGAAAACTCATCTCACTCTTGAAGCAAACTTTGCGCTGAGAGTGTCCGGAGATAGCATGGAGCCGGTATTCCACAATAGCGATATTGTTCTTATAGCCTCTCAGCCATCGGTTGAAATCGGCGAAATAGGCATCTTTATACTTAATGGCGCAGGATTTATCAAAAAGTTCGGCGGTGATCGTTTGATTTCCCTTAACCCAGATTATGATGATATTCCTCTGCACGAGTATGACAGTATTTATTGCCGAGGCAAGGTTATTGGTACTGTGTGATATAAAAATATGAAACTAAACAACTTCTACTTGATATGTCTACTGTAGAGACTGTTTTGAGTCATATTGTGATACATTGATGGGTTAATGCGAACTGGTTCGCATTAACAAAAAAATAGTTCGCATATTCGCATATAAAATATGGAAATTTTTCAATGAGATTTCTCAATCGAGTATTTAAATTATTTTATAGATGTTATAACTTTAAAATGCATAAATACGCTGCTTTATAATGGTTTTATAATTTTAAAAAGGTTTCAAAATGCTTTAAAAAGGCAAAATTTAAAGGTCTTAAAATGCTGTTAAAATTGCATTTTAAGACCTTGTTTTTTTGACATTCGATTTTTCTTATCTGCAAAACACGTCAACTTTTTGCATATTCAAATCGCCGTATTTGCGCCACTTTCGTGGGTTTTCTATGCTAATTTCGTGTTATTTCGGATTTTTGCATTTTTCGGATTTTGCGTGGCGAGCAACATCGGTCAAGGCTGAAATAGAAACGTTTACCAAAGCTGAGAGCTTTTTTTACTGCCATGGTAAAAAGCCTTTTGCGGCTATATTTCT